CGGATAAGTAGCCTACATTTAAAATACAAACACACAAGTGCCACACACTTATCAATATACCTAAAAAGATATGCACTATAAAATGAGATTCGGGACAATAAAACAAACATACGTCAATTATTTGAGATTCCTATTCTCATATGTGAAGGTGCTGAGTTTAAAGCCATCAGCAAACGGCAGAGATTCAAATCAGATCAGTGATCATGTCTGAGAAGAGCCACGTATCCCCAAAGAGGACACGTGAACGCTGGAAGCGCCAAGAAGGCACCGCCGGCATTCGGAAACCGACTCCTCTCATGGCACGAGAGACAGAGCGAAGAGAAGAGTTGTAGAGAGCCTCGTCATAAAGACTTAGCTCCCTGAAAGCACATTCGATGTTGAGCTGGAGCGCGACTTCGGTAGGAAGACCACGTCGCAACCAGTTCAACATCTCATGAACAGAGGTCAGATCAATCGGAGCAATATATCGGCAAGAATCAGAGTCGAGAAGAAAAGAACGTTTGAGGAAGGTTACAGAAGAGATCGGGCGGGTAGTGATGTCGCGGCGGTCGGTTTTAGCTTCGTCAGTGTAAGTCATTCCAAGAGATTCGGCAAAGAGTTGAAGATGAGTCTGGTTGAAGGAAGAAGCATGACTACTGCTCACAGAAACGACATGGTCGTCTCCAAGAGCAACAGTCCTGCAGTTGTTGGAAAAAGAAGTCATGTTGTCGTGACCAGTGCCTCGAAAAGCACTAAGCCACGCCAACCTGACAATGAGATTGTTGATGAGGGTGTTGACACAGGCGGTCAAGTACGTTCCCGACGGCATGGAGTGCTGCCAGGTGTAAATGAATCGCCTGAAAACGTGAGTGGAAGAGGCAATGTCCTCAAAGATGGTACGACGCAGAAGGGAATTCCCGTCGTCACCGTACCATCCATCGATGATATCGAAAGCGGCCCAGAGAAGGTCGCTCGAAATACCACCATCCCAGTTACCGTAATCTCCCGCGATGCAATTGTCACCGACTCGAAGCAAGTGTCGAGCCATGACGTCCCAGTCGTCAGAGTAGGGGTTAACACCAATGGCAGAACCATTGATGCCTCTACCATCCATCTGGGCGGCACAAAATTGGCCAAAAGCAACGCGGCAGGCAACGGTAAAAGGAAGAGGGGAGCAGTTGACAGAGCGGGTCTTGAGTTGTTCCACCTTCTCAATCGGTCGAGTTTCGTCCTTCGGAAAGTCCAGCCAGTACACGCGTGAGCGCACACCAACCGAGGCGTCCGAAAGAATTTGCTCAACGTCTCGAAGAAGGTCTTCAGAGATATAGGCATCGGCGGTCTCGTCTTCATGGTGAATCCATGTTGACTTACCGCGTTTACCCTTCTCTCTGGAAAGGGAATAAGGGAATCCGGGGGAGGAGCCGACCTTGAGGGAACCAATGTAGGGATCATTGGGTACCCCATGGATGGCCTCTTCCACAGAAAGGAGGCGCGGTTCCCGTTGAGAGCAGTTCTGAATCGTACGAAGGACGTCAGAACTGGCCTCAACGAGATCCGCGGGGTCAAGATGGGGAAGACAGTCACCTGCCTTAGCGAGAGACTTGGTCATGGGATCGACCAATTCGCCAAGACGGGTGACTGGACGAAGATAAGCAGGTTTGACAGTAGAAGGAGCAAGAACACCAGAAATCGGAGAGGGATACAAGCAAGAAGAGGTTCCAACGGAGACGGGGTGAGTGAGTTCAGCGTCAAGAGAGAAATTTCCAGGAAGAGGCAGATCATTAACAGGTTGGGAAAGCAGATCAAGAGTGCCATCATGAGGGTCAGGGTGTGAAAAGCTTTGAGCCTCGAACGGGATATCGGAAAGAAGTCGTTCGATTTTCTCGCGAGTCAGAGGAGTAGCACGAGCTCGTCCGTAGCCGTTACCGGCAACGTGAAGCCCACAGATCTTTTGAGCAAGAGAGGGATTCAGAGAAACAACAATTGAACCGCAGTCACCTCGAGAGGTTTCTGCGCGAGATTCGATCATAGAAGCAAGAGTAACAGGTTTTCCATCATAGATATAAGAAGCACGATTGATAATGTCAGCAGTTGAGATTCGATAAGCAATGTGAGATCCAGAAAATTTTCGGTAACAGGGGGTTACGGTAACAACCTCACCGGATTGCACCTTGGAAAGAAGAGAAGCAGGGACAAAGCTAGGGACAAGATCCTTCCCGCAAGGAACAGTCCGAGGAAGTGTGATAAGGCACAAATCCTCAGGCTGTCCATCGAGGGAAGTGGACTTGTAGAAGGAGAGTTCAGAGGCAGGAAAGCGGCACATATCAGATCCAGAAGCGTCGGAAAGAACACAGGTGGAGGAGGAAGTGAGATTAGAGCAAAAAGTGTCAATGTTGTGACCGTAAGTAAGGAAAGTACGGCCACGCAAAATGACACCGTTGAGAGGGAGGATGTTTCCGGTAGCAGAAGCAATCGAAAGAGAACGAATGTTAGCGATTATGCGATGAGAGATGAGATTCGAGGCATTTTCGTCAACAGAACCGTTAGCGACGAAGGGACTTTTAGAGGAAACAGGAGATTCAGCAGCATGAGAAGCACGATAGAGTCGAGGTCCACGGGGAGCAAAGCTCTCAGCACGGTGCGAAGAAGCACGCGCGCCTCGAGGTGAGAAGCTCTCCGCAGCATGGGCGGAAGATCGAGGGCCTTTGGGGGAGAAAGACTCTCCCACAAAGTAGGATTTGATGTCAGGAATGAGAGAGTCAAAAATAAAACCAACAACTTGAGAAATAACAATAGAAACAGCAAACGAAGAAACACAAGTGAGAGCAAAACCACAGATCATAGCGAGAACAGGGTGGGAAACCCAGAGGGAATTGAAAAGACCCCATCCGGACTTCGTCAGAGCGTCGAGATAAGTCTGGTAGGAAGGAATTTGAGATTCAGTAACACAGTCAGCAGGAATGTTGATATCAAGGTGACGGACAGTGAGAACGCGGAAAAATTCAGCTTGTTGCTGAGGGTTGAGAGTGGAAAACCACTCCTTAGTCTCAGCAAGTCGGGAAGATTCAGATCCAGAAACAGCACGCCAAATGTTACCAAGGCGAGCGATGAGAGGTCGAGGGATGGATGATTCGTTACGGAGTTTAGCTTCGAGAGAGGAACAGTGGTGAGAGTGAAGAGATTGAGCAGAAAGGAAAAATTCGTCAAAGTCAGTAGGAGGGGGAAGAGTGATGAGAACGTCAGGGGTTGCCCCAGTGACGCCCTCAATGAGGAAGACATGTTCATAGGTGATGTTCTTCGCAAATTCTTCAAGAAGATGGAGAGTGAAGAGAGAGTTGGTGTTGTAGACACGAGTGACAATCTTCTTCCAGAAAGCTTGGCGGGAGAGAGAAAGAACGTTTTCACGGTAGATAGCTTCGAAAGGTTCAAGAAGAGGGTGTTTGGGAAGAGTTCCAGAGCGGATCATCTTGTAGATCTTGTGAGCAGCCTGGCGGCATTGAAGTTCGCCGCGAGGCCAAAGAGGGTTAGGGTACTTGCAGGTAGCATAGTTGGCAGCGAAAGCAGGACTATAGAGTACAGGAATTTTCCGGCCGTCGATTTCTTCGGGCCAGAAAGGCAAGATTACGTCAACATGAGCTTGGAGTTCAGAAGGAGAAGCAGAGATGGAGTTTTCGGAGATTCTCATGAGAAGATTGTAAGAAGTAGTGATAACAGGGATGTTCGCGTTTGCAGCGCGAGCAGCATCAAGAACAGCAGGAAAAGTGATGAGATTCAAGTCAGGATGGTGAAACGGAGATTCAGCGAGAAAAGCCGGGTCAAGATCGAGAGGGCGAGAAGCATAGGAATCGTAGAACTTTTTCATGTCAGTAGTCCGGGAGAGATTAGTCTTGTAGCGAGCAACGAGATAAGAAATGAACTGCTTGTAGGTGAAGTCGACGGGATTACCGTCAACAATACCCACGAAGCGGTAGACAGTAGGGTCAAGAGGATCACAGGTAGGGTCTTGAGAAAGTCGATATTCTTTATACTGAGTGAGAGTGCAAGGTCGGGTTCCACCGACGCCATCAGGGATTCTGACGACGGCAGGGTCGGATTTAACTTCAAATTTGAGATTGATGCGGCGGTCGAAAGCTTCAGGACAGACGAGAGATTGGATGTCAGGACGTTCAATGTTAGAAGTGAGAAGAACGAGTCGAGGTCGGGCAAAGATTTTGCCCTTGTCAACCACGTCAGCCATGTGTCGAGCGAAAGGAAGGAGATTACCAAGACGAATGACTTCAAGAAGAGAAGGGTCAGGAGTTGAGCGCGAATCACGAATCTGTCCAAAGTCATCATAGACTTCAAAGACAGAGTCGTTCGTCGCGCCATCGTGATATTCTTGTTCAGGAAAACGCATGTAGGCATTTGCAGCCCACTTGGAAGGATCAATTTCAGGGTCAGCTTTGGCTATATCAATGAGGACCATCTGGGTTGCCCCAGACTTACCAACACCGGAGGCCCCCCAAAGATAAACAAAGAGGGGTTCGGTACGAGGTCCACAAAGATAAGCCAAATGAGAAAGGCCAGAAGTGAGAGAACGAAGAGCGGCAAGACGAGTAGTGATGAGAGTCATGAGAGAGTTGGGAGCGCGGAGCTTTTGCATTTCGATTTGAAGGCGGAGTCCATGTTCATAGGCAACGAAGAGACGGTTAACATGTTGAGCGTTGTAGTTGTCTTCAGAAGGGCGGACAGTGAGAAGAGCGTCGACACCCTCCATCCAAGGTTGAGCGAGTTTGGTGAATGGAGGAACAAAGGGAGATTCAAAGGAGAAAGGTCCGAGACGAGGAGCGATAAAGTTGATAGTAGCTTGGAAAAGTTCAACAATGTAGTTGGTCATAGCAGAGATGCCACGACCAGCCTTAGGGATGAGATCACAGCGGCGAAGAAAAGTATCGAGATCCTTGAAAGAAAAGAGAGCACCGGAAAGTTTTGAAATGAGTCCAATGAAAGTGCGAGATACACGAGCAAAGATGTTAGCGGCAGATTCGGGTCCTTGTCCAGTGAAAGTGTCAAAGGAGTAGGAAGCAGTTTCCCAGAGGTCAGAAAGCAAAGAAGCAACATTGACAGTGGAAAGAGCGGCAGGAACGAGGATTTGAAGAGGAGGCAAAACCATAACGGCCTTAACAGCAAGAGGAGCATCAGAAAGAAGAGCGACAAAAAGAGCAACAATAGAAGGAAAATAAGAAGCAACACGAGAAAGATAAGAGGTTTCATCCACAACGGGCTTCTCCGGAGGAGAGGCGGGCGTAGACGAGCCAAGTTTGAACGAGTGTTCAACCTTAACACCTTTGGAAAGAGACTCCTGCAGAGACTTTACAGTCTCCACAAGAGTGGCAAGATCAGCACGAGCAAGAGAAACAGTTTCGGAAGAGCGAGTGACAGTGTCGTCAAGAGCAGCTTTAGCCGTTTGAACGATTTCTTCAATACGGTCAAGAGAGTGAGGATTGATAGAAACGTCACCAAGAAGGCCTTGAGCAACGAAAGGTTGAGAAGAAACGGAGGAAAAGCAAGAGCGGCACCATTTACGGTGTTTTGCAGAAGAGTTGTAGTGGCAGTTATCAAAAGAGTGAGTGTGTCCGAGACGAGTGCAAAGAGTCTGATGAAGATAGGCTTGTTGTCGGCGAGCAGTCTTGTCGGATTTACGATGTGTATCAGATTGAGCAAAGAAAGGACGAGGAGAAGCACGATAGGATTCAGAATGTTTCCAAGAGCGGGTAGAACGATCAGAGCAGCTAGTGGAATCGCAGTCGGAGCCAGAGCCATTCAAGAAGCAAGAAGCAGAGGAATCAGAATCAGGGTCAGGGTCAGAGTCAAGATCGGAAGATTCAGAGTAAACGGAACGAGCATCAAGAGAGTTGCAATCGGAACAGGGACAAAAGACCTGCCCAGAAGGAGAAAATCCAAGTGAGAAAAGAGCAGAAGCGTGAAGATGAGGATGATCACGAGTCCAGATATTCATCTGATCAGGGTAATCAAGAAAAAGATGAAAAGCTTGAAGAAGATGAGAACGGGCAAGGAAGGGAAGTTCATCGTAAGAAGCGTACATGACAGAAATGAGGGTCACACCAGGCATAGAAGATTCAGAATAGAAGGGAAGAGTTTGGCGATATTCTCGCTGGAAAGTGAAGAAATCGCGAAACTGAGAAGGAGAAAGAGAGAGAAGAAGATCATAGCCAGTAGATTCAGTGAGACTCAAAGTCGTCGAAAGGTTTCGGACAACTTTGAGAATGCGTCGGTTCGGTCGTTGAGCAAGATAGATGGTCAAAGTCGAAGCAGGGGTCATTTCGGTGATAGCATTGCAAGTTTCAGCACCCGAGTTGCAAACGGATGATGTGGACATGTTCATTTTTCAAATTTGAAGGTTATCCGAAAGAAATCGGACTAGACAAAGAAGAAAATAAATTAGCAAG